CTATTTTGCTTCAGGTGCACAGCTTGCAGTGCAGGGATTGTCAAAGCCAGGATTGAAAGCGTAGAAGTTTTTAGCGTCCAACTGTTCCTGAATGGAGCGAAGTGCTTCGCCAAATCGCTGGAAATGTACCACTTCCCTTGCACGCAGGAAACGGATAGGATCAGCAACTTCCGGGATATTTCGTACTACACGGAGAATATTGTCATAAGTGGAGCGTGCTTTCTGTTCTGCTGCAAGGTCTTCAAATAGATCCGTAATCGGATCACCTTTACTCTGGAATTCACAGGCATTAAAGGGAACACCCCCTGCTGCCTGTGGCCACACGCCAACTGTGTGGTCAATATAATATGGTCCCAGCCCGGAATTCTCAATTTCTTCCATAGTGAGGTCACGGGTAAGCTGGTGAACCATGGTGGAAACCATCTCCAGATGTGCCAGTTCGTCAGCTCATATAAGATATCATTAATTATTCTTCTGGATTTTTGGGAAAATGTCGAGTTGAAAACCAATCTCTTTTCCTTTCCCGTAAGCGTTTTTGGTATCTTTTGAGTAGACAACCTTTTCAATCAAACTCTTAAGCATTTTATTCTTCGATTCCGTGTCAAGGCTCCAATAATTATCAAGCAACTCTTCGCAGCGCGGGATAAAATCCGACCGTTGTTTTATAATGTTCTCGTCATGCTTGATTTCTTCTTTTAATTTTTCTATAGTGTCGGAGCATGACTGGATAGATGCGGATATTGTTTTAGCACGTTCAAGAAAAATCTCCGTGGTATAGATACCCTGTTCGAGTAGGTCGTATTGTTTTGCTTTCTGAGAGTTCAAGCTTTCCAGCTCGTTTTCTTTCTCATGTATGAGATTTTGTTTAGAGGTTATTACGCAATCAATATCCTTTGAAGATGCATTAATATCATTGTTTAACTTATATTCCTCCACAATCTCCCTAATTCCATCAATCACAGATTTTTCAACCAAAGACAACTTGCTGCTTACTGTGGGGCAAGATGTATAAGGACACATGAGGGTATCTTCCTGCCTGCGCTTTTGATAAGGGCGGCGAACCATGGCGCGACCACATTTGCTGCAATAGACAATTCCGGCAAGTGGATTACGAATCGAGTTTGCTATACTAACTGGGCGAGGCGGGTTCTTTTTTCGTATTTCCTGGACGGAATTATACAGATCTTCTGATATAACAGCCGGATGTAATCCATTACAAATAAGAGTATCTTTTGATCGTGGGCGTGTCTTAATTACTTGACCATTCTGTATAGTCTTCACTGTTTTTCTCCCATTCCATCGGATTTTCCCGATGTATACCGGATTTGTCAGAATTCCCTGTATACTGGCAGGAGTCCAGTCACCGCCCAGTGCAGATTCTATTCCCATTTCATTTAATTTCCGTGCAATCTTCGCAACTCCGATTTGTTCGCAGCCATCACCGGAATACCAGGTGTAGATCATTTTTACAATTTCGGATTGTGCTGGAATTGGCCGGAGAGTATACCCCTTTTCTTTTTCGAGCTTGACTCTCTCATATCCGTAAGGCGGTTTGTTACCACAGTATTTCCCTTCTTTTACTGATGAGATCCTTCCAGCGTTCAGTCGGCGCTTGATGGTCTTATATTCACGTCTGGACATAAAAAGCCCGAATTCGAAGTATTCTTCATCAAATTCATTGTTTGGGTCGTATATTTTTGTTGGGGTAATAATCTTCGTGTCAGAGTATTGAAAAGCTCTGGATACAACACCTTGGTCAATTGTATCACCTCTGGCAAGACGTTCCACTTCCACAACCAGAACGCCATCCCACATACCGGATTCTACCTCATGCAGAAGTTGCTGCATGACAGGACGGTCGGCGATAGTTTCTCCAGATACCACTTCGCGGTAAATTGCACCTACAATGTACTCTTTTTTCTTTGCAAGATCTAACAAGATCCGTTCATGCCTGGCAAGCGTTTCGCCCTCTCCGTGCGCCTCAGCTTCCCGATCGGCTCTGGATTTCCTTAGATAGATGCATACTGATTCATTCATTTTATCATTCTCCTTTTTTTACTTGTGCGATAATCCAGGAGATGATATAATTATGGTGTAGGTAAGATTTTCTCCGGATTATCTTATTTATTAAAACCGGTTCCTGTTGGTCGCAGGAGCCGGCTTTTTTATTATTTATTCTATTTCATCAATATCAAGAGAATATCCAAAGACTTCTCCAACATCTGTACATTTCCCTTTTAAAGTAACTGTCTCTCCTTTGGTCATGGAAGCTACTTTTGTTTTTTGTTCATCATTTTTTATGTAGCATTGAACTCCGATAATCTCAAAGTCTCCATCAGCCATCAAGTCAATATACTTTCCAGAAGCGTCAATGTTTGTAAGTTTTCCAGTAATTTCAAGATATTTATCTTTGTATTTATCAGACGCTCCCATGGCATTGTTATCAAGATCTGCCATCATATCATTAACGGAAACAGTGGTATACTCGATCGGTGCAGCTTCTTTCTTTTCTGAAGAAGTAGCCGTTGTTGCACTTTTACCTGATTCCGAATCACTTTCACCCGCTACAGCTCCGATGATCGCTCCGACAAGGATTATCAGCACAACCCATTTGAGCTTTCCACCTTTTAATTTCTTTCGGCACTGCGGGCATACTTTAGCGTCCGCCGGAATCTCTGTTTTGCAATACTTGCATTTCTTAGTTTTCTCTGTACTCATACTACAGTTCCTCCTTATACTTTTGAGTTGATTCTAGCACATATTGTAAAGTTTTAGAATATTTTTGTTAAAATTTTTGTTTCGAAATTTGTCGGATTTATTTAAAACAGTGTAAAAATGTGCTATTATATACATCATGTAAAGTTGTTTTTGTCTAAAAAAAGAGGCGGTATTTTGAAATTAGCCAAAAAAGTTATAATTTTTGTCGGAATAATATTGATAATCAGTTACATAGTTCATGTTCCGAGTCGGACACGCAATCTCTCATGTAAAAATTCTACGGTCAGCCTTGTCCGGCAATCTAGCAGACATTCTACAGTCAGAAGGAGCGTTCCTAACCAGATACAGATTATTTTTGTGCTGCTATACCGTATAATTCCACGTAAAACGCATTTTATATTCGATAGTGCGAATATTTTCTTTGCAATTACGCACATTCTGGTTTATCACTGGCAGTTAGCAAGGAGGGATTTGTCTGCCGATGCCGTTTTATCGTACCAAAGATAATGTAAAAGAGAACAAATGTTTTTGGACGGTAGGAGGTATAATATGGATTACAAGAAAGAAATTATTGAAATGATACAAAAGATAGAAAACAGATGTTGGCTGAGGTCAATATACATTTTCATAAAAACATTAATCGGTTAAAAAGAAAAGCCAAGGGTTTGCGCATTGCCCTTGGCTATTTTCTTATTTCTTTTCGTAAATTGTGTCTAAGAGTTTTTCTAAGTTATCCCATCCGGAATCATCCAGCTTTGCCAGAGCATTGATGAGACGGTATTTAAAATCATCATCACTAGACTTTAGAACATTTCCAAACAGCTTAGAAATTTCATCGTTTTTGTTCTCTGGAACGAACATACTTCCTTTTCCTGTTCTGAGCCATTCTTCACTCACTCCAAACTCTCTGCATATAGATTTGATAACAGCATCTGTTGGATTTCTTAAACCAGTTTCATAATTAGTAATGGTATTTCCCTTTACTCCAATTATGTCTCCAAATGCTGTCTGAGTGAGCTTCTGGGATTTGCGCACTTGTTTGATTCTGTCTTTCAATTTTCCTCACCTCCAATGATAATATATCATAAAAAACTCACAAAGTCAATATTTAGTGTTGACATATAACTCACATCGTGATATTATAAACTCACAAAGCAAGGAGGTGACAACAAATGTTCCACAGAACACCGTCAAAATATGACAACATGACAAAATGGGAAATTCTGGATTCCATAAACAGTGACCCTCATTATTCACATGGGAAAATGGCTAGACAAGCACACAGAGCGTTGCGCAAGTATGGTGACGGATTACCAATCATTTACAGATATCCGAATTTCCCTTATTTGTTATCTGCATTTGCTGGAGGGTTCTCAGCTGTGACCGTATTCATTTTGTTTTCGTCAATGTAAACATTGATTACCTGTCCAGATTTGTACAGCGCAAATAAGCTAATTACGATGGCAACAATGGACAGAGCAACAGGGATATACCACCGTCTGCGGTCTCTTACATAAGAATCATAAAAAGCTTTTCCAGCTGACTGAATGCAGACAATGGTTGGTGTGATTCTTGAATCGGTATCTTCTTTAGCTGACTGTTTAGATTGCGATGTAATTCTGATGACAGAAGAACATTATGATTGTGAAAGTAAATCAAGACCAGACTGGTGTCCGCTTATGGATTTGCCAGAAAAAGACAATGGAGATTATCCAGCCAATACGTCTGATGCTGGCTTTGCGGAGGGCTGGAATCAGTGTATTGATGAGATTACAGGAGGAAATTCTGATGATTGATTTAACAGGAAAAAGCGTATTTGTAAGAACACAGGAAGAGTATTCTAAAGTTTTAAGAATAGCAAAATTACAGGGATTTAGGTGGGCAAGAGGAAAACATTTAAACGCAATCGATATTCCGCTTCCAAATATGTTAAATTTTCATGATGAAAGAATAGTAACATACAGCAGTGATGAACGAAAAATGTATGAAGCATCTGAAATTGTTACATGTGAAAAAAAGCTAGAGGAAGCAATGGCCCACGTTAAGTATTTTGCGAATAACAAAGACAGAATGTCACTAACAGATAAAGTTATTGAATCAATGTTATTACTTGCAAATACAGTAGAAAGTCAATTGGAAGAGGCGAAGTAGATGGAGAGATTAACAATTGACGATATGATAAAAGCACTTAGATGTGTTGCCAGTCAAGATACAGAAGGCGACTGCTATAAGGATCACGAGAATTTTAAGCACATGAAAGACGATAAATATAAACGCATTGTCTGTGGAACTGGCGAGAACTTAAAAGATTGGATTAGTGGAAGGGATGCAGTTGGATGCCCATACCACCAGAAAACGTATGGGACTTGCTACGAAGATGGAGAATTGTATTGGTTGAAAGATGTCGCAGAGCTGTTAGAAGAACTGAAATCTTACAAAGGCTTAGAAGAACAGGGCTTGCTTGTGAGGCTGCCGTGTAAGGTTGAAGATACAATGTATGATATTGTAGGAAAACCTCTTAGAATCGTAGAACACAAAGTGGATGCTTTTCATATTGATAAAAAAGGCTTTCATTTACAAATTATTAACGGAGTTTTAGAAAAGAAGCAAGAAGCAAAGGTTTATTTTTCTCGTGAAGAAGCTAAAAAGAAGTTGGAGGAGATGAAAGCTAATGATTAAAGTACTGAATACCATTAATACTAGACTGATTCCTATATCGGTTTTACAGGATGTAAAAAGTAGAATCTCTGATTGGCTTGCATCCGGCGGGAAAGAAACCGATCTTTACATTCAGCGGCAAATTGATTATCTGAAAGCTATTGAAAAAGCAGCATTGGATGAAAAAAATATCGTATAAGTGGAATTGGAGGAGATTCAAAATGACAAGACCTGAGATTACAGCAAAACTATCAGCAATGATCGAAAAGAAAATCAATCCTCACAATGATCCACGTATTTATTGGGCTAAGGAAGTGACATTCGATTATTCGACAGATCATGCGGTAAGGGTGGATTATATGCGGTTCGTGCCGGTGAATAATAGCGTGTCCGGGATAGAAAAAGGTGACTGCTATTGTTATGAGGTTAAATCATCAGCTGAAGATTTTCACTCTGGTCATGGGCTGAATTTTGTTGGCGATTATAACTATCTGGTTATGCCGACAGATGTATATGCTGCGATATCCCTTGAAATTCCGCATTACGTAGGAATATATGTGCCAGATGGAAATGAGCTTGCATGCATCAAAAAAGCAAAGCGAAGAAATCGGACAAGGCCTGTATCTGAAATACTCTTGATGATGTTCCGGTCTGCGAACAGGGATTATAGAAAAGCAGTAAAACAGTTGAAGGAGATACAGAATGGCAAGTAAAACTATCAAAGCAATGGGTGTTAGCCCTATTACAAATACCATCTACTATGGAAATGTAAACGAAGAAAAAGGTTTATGGGTAGGTGAAAAAAAAGACGTAACCGATATGGCAATCGCCTCTGTATTTGAATGGTTCATGAATCAAATGGATGGAAAAGAAGAGTTTGAGATCTCGTATCCAAATGTTTCAGAGTTTAAGTTGAAGATGGTAAGAGAGGAAATAAAAAAGAATGATTGATAGTTTAATAGCATTTACATTTGGAATAGCATTTACATTTGGCACTATTTACTTGATTACACATTTTGGTGTCAAGCGTAAATAGAAATAAAAAGGAGTGATGATATGCGAACCAGGCAAAAGTCACTTGTTGATTTTGGCGTATATCCAGAAGATATTAACCGTTTAAAGGATATATGTCAAAAAGCTACACCAGAGCAGAGACATGATATTTTGCACTGCTGCATAAGCTCTTGCCCTCCAGGGATTGAACTTCTGGTGTATGAATCTATTGTAACAAACAAATCCTATGACCGTATCATGAAGACAAAATACATACCGGCAAAGCGAGATGATTTCTATGCATACAAGCGCAAGGCAATGGCTATGTTTTATGATACTTTAAGAAAACTAAGAGAAATATAATACTACAATTAATATTAAAATGTGGGGACAAATTTTTCTGCCATGTATGGTAATATAGTATATATCTATAGCTATACGTGGCAGAATTTTTATTTTCAGAAAGGGTATGATTGGATGTTGATAGAATGGCAAACGAGGAAAATTTAAAACCTTTTAAACCTGGTCGAAGCAGTGAGGAAGCAGTGAAGAACGGTCAAAAAGGTGGCATTGCTTCTGGTCAGTCTCGCCGCCAAAAGAAAACCCTTTCTGAATTAGCCAAAATGATAGCTGAGAACCCTGCCCCGACTGCTGCAAAGAAGAAACTCACGAAGATGGGTATATCTGACGAGGACGCAAATAACAATGCCTGTATTGTAGCTGCCGTATATGATAAAGCTATCAAAGGAAATATGCAGGCAGTGGACAAATGGGAACAGTTGGTAGCCGTATCAAAATCAGACGAAAGCAAATATGAACTTCCTGCCAGAGTACTCGGCAAGGCATTCGTGGATATTAACCGACAGATTAAGCCTAACATTGAATATGTATTCGAGGGCGGTCGAGGCGGTTTGAAATCTTCGTACGTAGCTTTTAAGATTACTGAACTTATCAAAAATAATCCTCAGATGCACGCTTGCATTACTCGCCAGGTGGGTGCGACGCTGAAAGATTCTGTGTATGCTCAGATGAAATGGGCTATCAATGAACTGGGACTGATGGAAGAATTTGAATGCAAGGTGTCGCCACTTGAGATCAAATACATTAAAACCGGGCAGACAATATACTTCCGTGGTCTGGATGATGAAACTAAACTGAAATCCATTAAGCCAGAATTCGGATATATCGGAATTCTCTGGAAAGAAGAAAAAGATCAAATGAAGGGAGATGCCCAGGAGCGTTCTGTTAATCAGTCAGTGCTTCGTGGTGGCGATGAATCCTATGATTTTTCATCATACAATCCACCAAAATCAAAATCAAACTGGGTAAACAGGATCAAGCTCACGCCTAACCCGAAAAGAGTTATTCATCATTCAAGTTATCTGGAAGCCCCGGAGGAGTGGCTAGGTCAGAAATTCCTTAATGATGCAGAGCACTTAAAGGAAGTCAATCCAGAAGCATATGAGCATGAATACCTGGGTGTTCCGAATGGTGACGGCGGAAACGTATTTGAATATCTGGAGATTAGAGATATTACAGATGAAGAAATCAGTCACATGGACCGTATTTTCCCTGGAGTAGATTATGGATGGTACCCGGATGCCTTCTGCTATCTCCGAACTTATTATGATTCCGCCAGAGAGAAGATATATCTAATTGACGAGCTATATGTAAATAAATGGAGCAACTCCAAGACCGCTGATTGGATCAAGAAAAAAGGCTATGACGATTATACGATGATATGTGATTCTGCGGAGCCTAAATCCGTGAACGACTTCCGGGACGCCGGACTTCCTGCTAGAGGAGCAATCAAAGGGCCGGGAAGTATCGAGTATGGTTTTAAATTCTTACAGACAAAGACACTTGTCATTGACCCGAAGCGGACACCGAACGCATACAAGGAAATTACGGAATATGAGTACGATCGGGACAAAGAGGGAAATGTAATAAGTGGTTATCCTGACGGAAACGATCATGCAATCTCGGCACTTAGGTATGCTTATGAGCCGTTATTTAACAGAAGGGGGAACAGTGCATAATGTGTAAATTTTGCGATGAATTAGCTTCTTGGAAAGAATGCCATGATAATCCAGAATACAAGAAGAATAAATATATATACGGCTGTATGTTGTACATATACATGAAAGACCGAAAAGGGAGCATTACTTCCAGACCGTTTGACCTTAATTATTGTCCGATGTGTGGAAAAAAGATAGCGACAGGTGACTAAAATGTTAGATAGGTACTTTTCAGATAAAATAAATAAATTCTTAAGCATCGGTTTAAAAATATATGGATCATCTGACATTAACGAAATATTAAAAGTTGTAGAATATGAAGACATTATTGTGCGAGATACTTCTGTAAGATGGATGGATTTTAAAAGGTAGATTAAATGGGACTTATAACAACGCTAAAAAGGTGGTTTAACATGATTTTCAAAAAACAAGCCGAAGAGGATTTTAACATCCAGGCAGCAGAATTTCCGGAGATGGAATCACTGATTAACCGGTGTGCAAACATCTATAGAGGCGCGCCGGAATGGTTGGACGATAATAATAATATTAAGACGATCAATTTTGCGAAATCTGTCTGCTCAGAGACAGCTAGGCTTGCAACACTGGCGATCGGCATTCAGATAGACGGTTCTGCAAGGGCTACATGGCTTCAGGAACAGATTGACAAGGTATATTTCCAGATACGGCACTGGGTAGAATATGGATGTGCTTATGGAGCGGTATTTATCAAGCCAAACGGCGAGAGCCTTGACGTATTCACTCCGGCAGATGTGATGATTGTAGATTATGACAATCAGGAAATAAAGGGGATTATATTCAAGGACTATTATACCGTTGGACGGAAATACTACACACGGCTTGAATATCATCGTTTTGTCGAGACTACAATAGATGGCGTGACAACCTATCCGTACTACGTTTCTAACAGAGCTTATGTGTCGAAATCCCCTCAGTCAATCGGCGATAAAATCGACCTTAAACAGACCAAATGGGCTGACCTCATGGCAGATACGCCGCCGATTCTCAAAGCAAATGGCGAGAAGCTGGACGGACCTCTGTACGGAGTTCTGCGGACTCCACAGGCGAACAATGTAGATATCAGTACACCATTTGGCTTACCGATATTTGCAGAAGCAATTGAAGAGTTGAAAGATCTGGACATTGCATACAGCCGTAATGCAAAAGAAATCCTTGATTCTAAGAGAACCGCTCTGGTAGATGACCGACTGCTGATGCCGAGCGGATCACCAGTATCCGCCATGACACCGCAGGCCATGGAGCACAGATGCAAAGAAATGAGCTTGCCGGATTATGTGAAAAATGTATTCGGACAGGATGAGAAAGAGTTTTACCAAGAAATCAACCCGATTCTAAACACTGATACCCGTATAAGCGGCATAAATGCTCTTTTAAGCCAGTTAGGGTACAAGATTGGGTTCTCTAACGGATACTTTGTTTTTAACGAATCTAGCGGAATTCAGACGGCTACTGGAGTAGAAGCAGAACAGCAGAGGACAGTCCAGTTTATCAAAGACGTGAGGGACAAACTGGAATCCTGTCTGGACGAAGTAATTTACGCGCTGAACGTTTACGCTGACCTGTACGGACTTGCACCTGTCGGAGTTTATGAAGTCAATTATGATTTCGGAGACATCCTCTATGTTAGAGAAAACGACCGTGCAAGGTGGTGGCAGTATGTAACTACTGGCAAGGTTCCAGCATGGTTGTATTTTGTAAAGTTTGAAGGAATGACTGAGGAAGAAGCGAAAGCAATGGTCAAAGAAGCCGAGCCAAAGGAACCAACACTATTCGGAGAGGAGTAAAAAGATGGCAGACAAGCCGGTAACAAGGGAAGAAAAATACCTCGCATATCTGACAGGCGAAATTCCAAAGCCAATTACAAGAGAGTTTTAGTGAATTAAGTAAAAAAAGCGGAGAGGATTAAAACTCCTCTCCACTTTGCAATAACATTATTAACAGCCAGAATCTTCTCGCTTGGATACAGCAAATGTCCTCACTATATTTGCACCAGGAACATTGCCATCATTAATACACTTAGCCATGCGAAGCATAGATATGATTTGTGATGAAGACGGATGCTCCTTGCCGCAATTTGGACAAATTACCTTTTCCGTGTTAATTTGTTCATTTACGTAATAGTTGCAATTACAAGTACAGAAAATTTTCAATTTTAAAAACATTTTGCGACACCTCCTTAATAGGTTGATTATAGCATATTTTTAAAACATGTACCACAACATTTATCGAAAGAGGTGATATATTATACTTATCTTTCGATTGATTCGGATGTCGGCTTATGCCGTTTTACACAGAGGGGCAGGCTGAGACCTGTCCTTTTGTGATATGAAAGGGGTAAAAATTATGGCAGAATTTACAAATGTAGCTGCTCAGACTGTAGCAGCAAATGGAAACGTAGTATTTTCAAACACAGCAGTCAAAGGTTCTAACTGTATTCAGCACAGAGAGGGAAGTGGAATTATAACTCTAAGAGGACTGACTAATCAGTGCAAAGCGAGATTCTTTGTGGATTTTTCTGGTAATATCGCAATTCCAACAGGCGGTACTGTTGAAGCTATTTCTCTGGCTATTGCAATCTCTGGCGAACCGGTTCTTTCTTCTCAGATGATTTCCACACCGGCAGCAGTAGACCAGTATAACAATGTGTCCTCTGGCATCTATATTGATGTACCTCGCGGATGTTGCGTTAATATCGCAGTAGAGAATACAAGCGATCAGGCAATTTCTGTTGCGAACGCAAATATTGTCGTGACCAGAGAAGCATAGGAGGTGTGATTATGAGAGACATTAAAGACTTATGTGCAAGAATTGAAGACGAACTGTCCAAAATCGCTGACAGTGGGTTGACTACTGGAAATCTGGAAATGACATACAAGCTGATTGATATGTACAAAGATATAAAGAACACACAGTACTGGGACAAGAAAGTGGAGTATTACAACACTGTCCTTGATGAGATGCGTAGCGGATACAATGACGATTACAGCGAGCGTGGAAGAAAACATGACAGCATGGGGAGATACAGCTCAAGTGACGGCAGAATGATGCCAGATTACGACCGGGGCAATTCTTATGCCAGACGTGGTGAACATTATGTCAGAGAGCATTACAGCCGCTCTGATGGGCGAGACACTTACGATGACTACATGACACAGAAGCAGAGCTATCGCTCCGGGAAGTCTGAAGACTGCAAAAGAAAAATGCTTGCTGCACTGGAAGAACATCTTGACGAACTTACTACAGAAATGAGCGATATGTCCAAGGATGCAGAGTGCCGGGAAGAGCGTGATCTTGTTAAAAGATACGTTGAAAAACTGAGAAGTATGCTTTGACTCTTGCAAATGTGGGGACAACTTTTTAAAAAAAATGTGATACTATAATCTTGCAAGGCATGGTGAACCTTGTAGGGCTTGCTGATTAGAAGTTTTTGCTTTCTTTTTCGTTTCATGTCCTCCTTTCTTTGTGAATATGTCCTTAAGAGAAACAGATTCGAGCGGAATCTGGAGGTTGAAAAGCGGATGCAATTTCCGGCATATTCATTAGCCGGTTTGACTGACTGGTAACACCTCTTTGTAAATGAAACAACATCTCCGTGAAAGTCGGATAGTGGCAGGCATAACACGATAAATACCTTGCTAACCCGGGAATCCGGGTTAATGGAATGTAGCTCAGTGGTAGAGCAGTAGCCTTATAAGCTATGTGCCGCAGGTTCGATTCCTGCCATTCCGATTATAGGTTTATCCTTATCCTGTGGACTGGAATTTAATCCAAATAGTCCCGAAAAGGTGTCTTCTGGGAAAGTGGCAACTATTGGCAGTGTTGCGGCGGTCTGTAAAACCGTTCCCTCGTGGTAAACATTATAGGTTCAATTCCTATCTTTCCCATTACCTTGCCAGTGGTCTAACTGGCTTAATCCATTTACCTGCGGCGGCAGGTCAATAAACACGACCAGGAGGATGTATATGCAGAAACTTATTGACACATTAAAATCATTTGGAATTGAGATCTCGGAGGATAAACAGGCAGATGTGAAAAAGGCACTCTCTGAGCATTATAAGAATGCTAAGGAAGTTGCAAAAACTCTGTCGAAAGTTGAGAGCGAACGTGATGACTGGAAAGAACGTGCTGAGACAGCAGAAGAAACCTTAAAAGGTTTTGACGGTATCGACCCGGCGAACATTCAGACAGAGCTTGCTGAATGGAAGAAGAAAGCCGAGGATGCAGAAAAGGAATTCAATGCGAAGATCTATGACCGCGATTTTTCAGACGCACTTAAAACAGCACTTGATGATGTTAAATTTTCCAGTGAGGCTGCAAAGAAGTCTGTTATGGCAGACATCAAAGAAGCCGGATTGAAGCTGAAAGGCGGTAAAATCCTTGGACTGAACGACTTGATCGAACAGATGAAGCAGTCTGACGCGTCTGCTTTTGTGGATGAATCTCAGCAGCAGGCTCAGCAGAACCAGGCAAGATTTACCACTCACGTTGGACAGCAGCAGACACCGGGAAGTATGACAAAGAAAGATATCGAAGCAATCAAAGACCCGTCCGAGAGACAGGCTGCAATTGCTCAGAACATCCAGTTATTCCAGTGATTTTTACACCGACTATACGCTAGAGTATAGCCGCTAACCCAATACCTTAATAATTATGGGTAGAAAGGATTTTTTATATGGCAGCAAAAGCTAATCTTATTATGACAAATGATATTCAGGTAAGGGCGCGTGAGATTGACTTCGTCACCAGATTCGAAAGAAACTGGCAGCATTTACGTGACATCCTGGGTATCATGAGACCTATCAAAAAACAGCCGGGTGCTGTACTCAAGTCCAAATACGCAGAGGGTACTTTACAGAGCGGACTTGTCGGTGAGGGTGAGGAAATCCCTTACAGCAAGTTTACTGTAAAAGAAAAGACCTATGCGGAAATGACTATCGAAAAGTACGCAAAGGCTGTATCTATCGAAGCAATCAAGGATCACGGTTATGAGAACGCTGTTCAGATGACCGATGATGAATTCCTTTTCCAGCTTCAGACTGACGTTACCAGCAGATTTTATGACTATCTGAAAACCGGTACACTTACTTCCACAGAAACAACATTCCAGATGGCTCTGGCAATGGCTAAAGGCCGTGTAGAGAACAAATTCAAACAGATGCACAGAAATGTGACTGGCGTTGTTGGATTTGTGAACATTCTGGACGTATATGAATACCTCGGAGCAGCTGAGATTTCTATTCAGAATCAGTTCGGATTCCAATACATGAAGGATTTCATGGGATTCAATACCATCTTCCTGTTATCTGACAGTGAGATCCCACGTGGACAGGTTATTGCTACCCCTGTTGAGAACATCGTACTTTACTATGTAGACCCGAACGAGTCTGACTTTGCGAGAGCAGGTCTTGTGTATACCGTATCTGGCGAAACAAACCTGATCGGATTCCATACACAGGGCAACTACCACACAGCAGTATCCGAAGCGTTTGCGGTTATGGGACTTACTCTTTTTGCAGAGTACATTGATGCAATTGCAGTAATTACCATTGACGAAACACCAACGCTCGGCACTCTGACAGTAACATCTGCGGAAGGAACAGCAACTGGTGATACAAAAATCACTGTAAATCCGGCTAAGGAAAACTCCAATAACGTATATAAATACAAAGTTGGTGCATCTGAAACGGCTGTGACTTATGGACAGAATCTCAGAAACTGGACTTCTTGGGACGGAAAAGCTGACATTAAGGCAGCAACCGGACAGAAGATTACAGTGGTTGAGTGTGATGGAACATACAAAGCACTGAATGCCGGAAGTACAAGCGTAACAGCAAAATCATAAACGCAGGAGGTGACTGGCATGGCTTATGCAGATTATAAATTCTATACAGAATCATTCGGTAATGTCGTGCCAGAAACTGACTTTTCACGTCTGGCGGAAAGAGCCAGTGATTTTGTGGACACAATGACGTTTGACAGGTTGGTGGACGGGCTGCCGGAAAATGAACGCTCACAGAAACGCATCAAAAAGGCGGTCTGTTCATTGGCTGAATTAATGTATCAGATTGAGCTTGCTGAGAAGAATGCTACCAATGCCGCTGTGAGCGGTACGTCAACTGCAATCGGGTCTGGTGGTAGCACGACAGGCATTGTAACATCTGTATCCTCCGGCAGTGAATCCATTTCCTACGCCACACCTCAGCAGATTGGAGCAAGTGCAAAAGAATGGAGCGCTGTGTATGCCGCCGCCGGGGATGTACAGAAAACAAATGACTTACTTTACAAGATGGCTTTACCGCTTCTGATGGGAGTAAGGACGGATGATGGGATACCAGTATTGTATGCAGGAGTGTAATTATGGAATTAAAAGAACTCACCAGTAAAGTAATAGAACTGTTGAATATTGAAAATCCAGAACAGATTTCAGATTCTTTGATGGAAATTGTACTGAATGGAAAAACGGAATATTTCGACAAATTCTGTAATATGGTAGAGGACTTGTCTATTGATTGGCTACAGAAGATCTTTCAGTATTACCTTGCTGATAGAAAAGTAAAGATGCAGGATTACACGCCTGTTTCACTGGCAAAATTTGTCGGAAAACTGGTACGGACAGAAAATGAACACACTGTATATGATTTATGTGCCGGAAGTGGTGCATTGACTATTCAAAAATGGAATCTGAATAATGAATTGAAATTCGTATGCTATGAGTACGATAAAACGGTTATTCCGATTCTGCTTTTCAATTTGGCAGCAAGAAATATTGATGCAGTTGTTGTAAATGGTGATGCATTGCAGGATGAAGTCTTTGCAACTTATCTTGTAAAGAAAGGTGATAAATATTCTTCTGTAAAAAAGATAGAAAATTTTAAGCCAGAAAAGACAGATAGTTGTATTTCAAATCCACCATATAATATGAAGTGGAAGATACCGCCGTTTGCGCAGTTGCAACCTCGCTTTAATGACTGTGAGTTGCCGCCAGAAAGCAATGCAAATTATGCTTTTATTTTGACCGCATTAGATAACTGTAAGGAAAAAGTTTCAATGATTCTTCCGTGTGGGATATTAACTTCAGAACTAAAAAATGAAATAGAAATAAGAAAGTATCTTATTGAGAAGAATCTGATAGAATCAGTTATTTTGTGTCCAGATAAAATGTTTGAAGCTACTTCGATTGCAACTTGCCTTTTGACACTGAACAAGAAAAAAGAGACAACACATATTGCATTTTTAGATATGCGTAAAACTTGCGATGTAGAGCAAAGAGAACAAAATGGACAGTTTGGCGGGGCAAGTCACGAAAATAGAACGTACAAAAAAGCTGTTAATGTTTTTTCTGATGAACAGATGGAAAACGCCATTGATTCTATTATTAATCAGAAAAGCATTGCCGAATTTTCAAAAAGCGTGCCTTTTCAAACTGTAGTAGAAAACAGATATACTCTTCTCCCAACACGATACCTTGAATTTAAAGAAGAGGATTTCGCGCACAGAGATTATGGAGAAATCATTGACGACTTAAACAGAGTTATCAATGAGAAAAATGGTCTCAAACTGACAATGAATGAAACACTTGCAAAATCAATCGGATTGTATGACATATTCCAGATGTTCAAGCAGTCGGAAGAAACAGCGGATTCCATGAATCAAATGCTTACTTTTACCGGAAAAAAATCGAAAAAGAAAACTTTATTTCCATGACGAAGAAAGCAGGAGAACTGAAATTTGAAAATGGAAGCAAGAACAACATATCAACTATATTGCTTTCAATTTTACAGATGTGGAAACAACACATAATGTATCTGAACAATGAAGAAAACAGATATTTGATAGAATTAAGAGACGCACTTTTACCAGATTTAATGTCTGGAAAAATTGATTTGGGAGGTGATAAATAATGGACATTTCAACACTTGGCTCATGTATTGCAATCGTTATGATCTGCTACATCGTAGGAATGGGCTGTAAAGCATCAAAAAGAATCTCTGATGAATGGATTCCAGTGATCATGGCGGTTATTGGTGGAATTCTTGGAGCGGTCGGAATGGGAGTTATCCCAGATTTCCCGGCATCGGACTATATCACGGCAGTTGCAGTTGGTATGTTTAACGGATTGTCGGCAACTGGTGTGAATCAGGTTATTAAGCAGACAGTGCAGAAAGAATAATTAAGGAGAGGGTATCATGTACGAAAAAACGGTGACGATTTTTAATTATTACGAATCAGCCACGACAGGAGATGCGTACTGGTATCCTCATGTTTTATCCGGCGTTGACCTCATTACGGATAAGGGAGCGATACTCAAAAAGTACGGACCAGATGTAACTGACAACGCACAGTTACACGTTCGATACACTGTCCAGAACGGCGATGCAACCATTACTGATAAAGACGGTAAGATTCTCCCATATGTGCCTCCTAAAGAGTGGAAACAGCAGATTAACAACGCTTTGGAAGATACTATCACATTCTCAGACGAATCGTTCTTCTGGGAGGGTGAGTGGACTGGCGGAACGGTATCTGATGGTGATTATCGGAGCGGATTCTATCAGTACATGAACGAGAATAAGGATAACGTATTCAAGATTACCAGTGTAGGCGGTCCGTATACGCTGATTCCGCATTTTGAGATTCTGGGTAAGTAATATGAGTAAGATTCATCATTTCAAAGGATTCTCCATAGTCGATGGAGATATGAAAATCAAGCTGAATATGGACAGGTTTTCCAGACAGTATCAAGAAGCCCAGTATCTCCTTGACGGAATGGTTATGGACAGCATGGTTCCATTTATGCCAATGATTACCGGAAATTTTATCAATCGGACAAGAGTTGAGAGTACATCTTTGCAAGGAACTGGGAAAGTATGCGCGGCGGCGGCTCCTTATGGGCGTTTTCTGTACGAGGGGAAAGGAATGGTTGATGAAGCAACTGGAAGTCCCTACGCAAGACGTGGAGCAAAGAAAGTTCTTGTTAGTCAGTTTTCTGGTCAGACAGCCGCAAAGGAAAATCTTGAATACACCAAACAAATTCACCCACAGGCACAAGCAAAGTGGTTCGATGCCGCTAAACGACAATACGGTAGCACATGGATTCGCAAAGTAAAAGCACAGGCAGGAGGTGGCAGACATGGCGGATAAACCTATCGGAAAAGATGCAACCGGATACGAGATTCTGACAGATGCCATGAAAGCACTTCTGAACCAGTATCCGGGACTATATGAAAATGAAACAATCAAGTTTGAGGAACTTGGCAAGGAGTCCGGAATTGCGTTCTCGGCAGACAACGGGGCGCTGATCTATTCAGAAAAAGAAGATGTTTGCGGAACGATGCATCAGGTATGTCAGTACCCATTTTACGTGGTATATCGTACAGCATCTGACAAAGAAAGGCAGAAACTATCTGTTCAGAAGTTCCTTGACAATCTCGGTAAATGGATATGCCGGGAACCAGTTATTATAAATGGCTCTGAGACGCGTTTAAATGTGTTTCCAGAGCTTTCACAGGGGCGAGTGATAAAACGTATCACACGTGACAACTCCTATGGTTTAGAACCGCAGGAGAGCGGCGTACAGGACTGGTTGTTACCATTGTCGGTGCGCTACGAAAATACTTACGAAGCAATATAACAAGTAACAACCGGCTATCAATTGGAGATAGTCGCTAACCTACACAGCCTTTTAAAGTTATAGGCAGAAAGGACATTTCTATGGCAGTTACAGGCAAGATTGACCGTAAATATATGGCTCATTATATCGACGCAGGCTCCCTCTGTGGAGGACTGACACCGAAATATGAGCGTCTTGGAAAGGACCTGGAAGAGTATAACGTAGAACTCAATCCAGATACTGAAACATCTAAAAACATTCTTGGAGAATCCACATTTAAACACAACGGCTATGAAGTTTCTTCTGACGCTGATCCGTTCTATGCAGACACTACTTCTGATCTGTTTACAGCATTGCAGAAGATTGTAGATGGACGTCTCAAAGACGACAACCTCAAAACAAAAGCAGTTGAAGTTCATCTCTGGACAGAAGCCACGGCAGGCAAGTATGAAGCATACCAGCAGGACTGCTACGTTGTACCGACTTCCTATGGCGGCGATACATCCGGCTATCAGATTCCGTTTACTGTGAACTACGTTGGCGAACGTGTAAAAGGAAAATTTGATATCAGTTCCGGTACATTCACAGCTGACAGCGAATAAGCACATATGCAAGGAGGGTACGCCAAATGGCAAAAGTAATTAATACAAAAATTGATGATGGAATTCTCATTTTCACATTCACTAACAACGAAGACGAAGTTTTTTCTTCTTTCAAATTAAATCCGACGGATATCAATGTAGCAGCACGCGCAGAGGAACTGACAGAATATTTTGAACAATTCAAAGATTCTATTCAGAAAGTCACTTCTGGTAAAGAAATGGCTGAACTGAATAAACAGATCGAAGACAAAATCAACTATCTTCTTGGCTACGAAGCATCAAAAGACCTGTTCAAAGAGCCGATCACAGCGACTACTGTTTTCGGAAATGGCCAGGTTTTCGCTTACATCGTTCTGGATAAAATCGTAGAAGCAATTGCACCGGAAATCGAAAAGAGAAAGAAGAAAATGCAGGCAGCAGTCAATAAGTATACGGAGAAGTATACAAAATGACCGCCTATGAGCTTCCCACCTCACTAAACATAAGTGGGGTGGATTTTTCTATCAGAACGGATTTTCGAGCAATTATTGATATTCTGGTCGCCATGAATGACCCAGAACTGGACGAGCAGGCGAAAGCAGTTGTTATGTTGCAGATTCTGTTTGAGGACTGGCAAAGTATACCGACTGAATGTCTGGATGAAGCTTGTCAGAAAGCATCAGAGTTCATCGACTGCGGACAATCTGACGACAATCCGAACCACCCAAAACCCCGATTAATGGACTGGGAACAGGACGGAGATATGATCGTTCCGGCTGTAAACAAGGTTGCTGGTAAAGAAATCAGAGCAGTGCCATATATGCACTGGTGGACATTTTTTGGATATTTCATGGAATCCGGCGAGTGCCTGTTCAACACAGTTGTTGGAATCCGGTCAAAAAAGGCAAAAGGTGAACGCCTGGATAAATGGGAAAAGAAATTCTATCAAGAAAACAAGAACATTATTGACATAAAAACACGTCTCAGCGATGAGGAGCAAGCTTATAAAGATAAGCTGAATGAGATGTTGAACCTCAAATAGTTAGGAGGTGGACACATGGCTGCTGATGGCTCAATTATTATTGATACCAAGTTTGATACATCTGGAATTGATAATGGAGTATCAAGGATTAAACAGTCATTTAACAGCCTTGGTAGTGCTGTAAAAAAAATCGGTCTACTGATTGGTGGGGCTTTTGCAGTTGGTAAGTTAGTACAGTTTGGAAAAGAGTGCGTTGCCCTTGGTTCCGACCTCGCAGAAGTTCAGAATGTGGTCGATGTTACATTTACCACCATGTCGGATAAGGTCAATGAATTTGCAAAGAATTCAATGGTCTCAGCCGGACTGTCAGAGACAATGGCAAAAAGGTATGTTGGTACGTTCGGAGCAATGTCTAAGTCATTCGGATTCTCAGAGGCACAGGCTTATGATATGTCAACGGCTCTGACACAGCTTACTGGTGACGTAGCATCATTTTACAATATCAGTCAAGACTTGGCTTATATCAAGCTAAAATCAGTGTTTACGGGCGAAACAGAAACGCTCAAGGACCTCGGCGTGGTAATGACCCAGTCGGCACTTGACCAATACGCACTTGCAAACGGCTATGGCAAAACCACATCTGCCATGACCGAACAGGAGAAAGTTGCTCTCCGATTGGCTTTTGTGCAGAAACAGTTATCAGCCGCATCTGGAGACTTCATTCGTACTTCTGACAGCTGGGCGAACCAGGTGCGAGTGATGCAGTTGCAGTTGCAGTCCCTCAAGGCAACAGTCGGACAAGGGCTGATTAATATTTTTACACCTGTTCTGAAAGTAATCAATATTCTTCTCGGCAAACTGGCGACTCTGGCAAACGCATTTAAGTCATTCACGGAGCTTATTACTGGCAAGAAATCATCAGGTCAGACAGGTGGAAGCGGCGCAGGGCTTGCCGGAACAGATACAGTTGCAGATACGGCAGATCAGTATGGACAGGCAGCCGATAATGCAGAGAAACTGGCAGATGCCACAAACGATAATGCTAAGGCAACGAAAAAGGCAAATAAAGAAACAAAAAATTATCTTTCTTCATTGGACGAAATACACAAAGCTACCTCTACAGATAGTAGCTCTTCCATACCATCTTCATCTGGCGGGAGTGGTGGAGCGTCTGGAGGATTATCTGGTGCAGTAAGCAATGTGGATTACGGAAAACTTGCAGAAGGCGAAACGACTATTAAAAAAATGTCCAAGCCGCTTGATTCCATAATAAAGAAGTTTAAAAAATTAGCCAAATTGCTATCAAAAGGATTCTGGGATGGACTAGGCGATTACAAACCGATTTTTGATGATATTAAGGAAAATATTAACTCTATCGGGAAATCCTTGCAGAATATATTTACTGATCCAGAAGTAATTGGAGCGGCAAGTGATTTTTTAGATACATTTGCCTATTCCATTGGAAGAGTATCTGGATCTTTTTCGAGGATTGGAATAACAATTGCTCAAAATCTTATTGGAGGAATAGAAAAATTTCTAAAGCAAAACACCAGTAGAATAAAAACATATTTAATTGATATGTTTGATATTGGATCTGAGGTTGCTCAAATTGAAGGAAATTTTTCATCCGCTCTAGCAGAGGTATTTTCTGCATTTGGTGGAGAAATTGCGCAGCAGATAACAGCCAATATCATAGGGATATTCTCAAATATCTCAATGACTGCTATGGGATTATGTGCAAGACTTGGAAGAGATATGCTGAATATGATCGCACAGCCGTTCATTGATAATAAGGATATATTAAAAAGCGCAGTCGAAGGAACACTTGGGGTTATCGAAACAATAACCGATGGATTATCGACAGTTATTCAAAATCTTTCCGATTTAGTGACCGCATTATACGATGAGCATTTAAAACCTTTTTTTGATTCAATAGCTAATGGACTTTCAACCATTTTTGGAACTTTAATAGATGGATATAACACATATATTCTTCCAGTTATGCAAGGTTTAGCTTCTAAGATAAAAGAGCTTATGGATGGGGAATTGGGAGAAATGTTTGTAAAAGTCCAAACTTTTCTCGGCAAATTAATAGATATCTTAAAAGAGCTTTGGGAAAATATTTTAGTTCCAATAATTAGCTGGATTGTATCAAATGCAATTCCAGTAATAGCAGACGTTGCAAATGTAATTGGCGACACTGTTATAGAGGCAATAAAATCCGTTATTAAAATTATTGGAGATGTATTAGATGTCCTGAGCGGAGTTATTGATTTTCTGAAAGGAGTTTTTACAGGCGATTGGGAACTAGCATGGAACGGAATCAAAGAAACTGCAAGAGGTACATGGAACCTTATAAAAGATATTATATCTGGAGCCTGGGAAGCTATTAATGGAATAGTAAAAACCGCATTAACAATAATAAAAAGTATCATTTCTCTTTCTTGGAACGCAATAAAAACAGTTACTGTTACAGTATGGAATGTTATAAAAACATGGCTGTCTAATACATGGGAAGCAATAAAAACTACAGTTTCGACAGTATTTGACGGAATAAAGTCTAAAATTACAAGAATTTGGGATTCCGTGTCAGAAAAAACGTCATCTATATGGGGAAAAATAAAAACGTTTGTTGACGGAAAAGTAAGTGCTATTCATGATGCAATCGTGGATAAATTTACAAGTGCCAGAGATACGGTCAGAAGGGCGTTTGAGGGTATACGTGATACCATCAAAGATATATTAAACAAGGTGATCGGAATTGCAAACAGCGCTATTGGAACTGTAAACAGCGCAATCGGCGGCATTGAATCAGCATTTACATTTGGACCGTGGAAGGTTCCAACTCCGTTTGGATCAAGGACAATTGGATTTACGGCTAATTTCCCAAGAGTTCCTACAATTCCATATCTTGCAAAAGGTGCCGTTATCCCGCCAAGATCAGAGTTCCTTGCAGTGCTTGGAGATCAGAAGAACGGGCGCAACCTGGAAGCACCAGAAGACCTGTTAAGACAGATCGTGAGAGAGGAAACTGGCGGAAATCAGAGTAGTGGAGGAAATTACAGATTTACCGCTCAATTGAACCGTAGAACGATATTCGATGAAATGATTGACGAAGCAAAGTTAAGACGTGACGCAAGCGGTACGAATCCGTTTGAGCTGGCATAGGGGGTGAGAACGTGGCATTTTCGATAAGTAAATCAATAACTGATAGATATAAGATAAATGGGCTTCTCATTCCTCAGCCAGATGAGGATATGCAGTGTAACTTTGAGACCACCTATTCGGAAGGAAGCAACCGCACACAGTATGGAAGAGCAATAATAGTACCACTTTATACAGTTATGCAATATAGCTATAAAGCCACAAATGTTCGCGTTGATGAGAAATCAGCTAATCTCGTAAATGCAATCATTAAAGGAGAGCCGTTTATGTTGTATCACTGGTTAGCACACAAAAACGAATGGCGTTCAGAACAGTTTTATGTTGGGAAAATGCACTATAATATAGCTCAAGTAGGAGAATATTATTCTGAAATATCATTCAATATGCAGGGGGTGAATCCACTTGATTAATGCATCTAAAGCATTTAAAAATGCACTTGCAGAAGGCAAAATACTATATGAAATAGTGGATATCACCTTTGCTGATGGAAGAAAAAAAGCCTTAGACAGTGAAATCCTGGTAGGTGGAGGAACCTTCACGGACTGCGCCGAAAGCAGCAGCTTTCCGATTGGAGCTACAATATGTAAGTCCATGACTCTGAGTCTGGATAACACAGAGGACCAGTGGAAGGATTACTACTTTTACAAAGCAAAATTAACCGCCTACCTCAAAATGCAAGTAACTGATAGCGTTGTGGAAACCATAAAAAAAGGAACCTACACCATTACAACTCCTGAACAGTACGGTGAAGTCCTTGAATTCACAGCCTTGGATGATATGTACAAAGCTAATGCATCTTATACAAGCAACCTGGTTCTTCCACAGTCGGCTTTTACATTGCTCCGGGACACTTGCGAAACTATTGGAATCTCCATGGGCTTTTCATCCATGGAGCACGGAGACGTGGTAATTAACAGTATTCCAGACGGAATTACCTTCCGGCAGCTGATTGGCTGGGTAGCTATGTTAGATTCGGCTAATGCAAGGGTGGATGTAAATGGTAATTTACAGTTAATTAAATGGGATTTCGATTCTGTATCAGTAGATTACGGAGCAACAGTTGGGGCCGATGGATATCTTATGTTTGGAGGAGGATCAATCGCAGATTCCGATGGATTTATTTCCCCAAATGTCGGAAACTGGTACTTAGATAGTGATGGATATCTCACATTAAAAGAAGGAGTTGGAAATCCTACCAGGTTGAGAGATTATCTTTCTTCGCCGACTCTCTCAAGTGATGATATCGTAATAACCGGAATCAAGGTAAAAAATACGGAATCAGATGCCATGTATGGAAAAGATGGGTACGTCCTGGAATTGGAGAATAATTTGCTTAGCAATGCCGATCTTGAAACTGTAGCTGGTTGGATTGGAGATAATCTAATCGGGAAATCATTCCGGAGCATGGAAGGAAGTCTGATTTACAACCCGTTAACAGAATTTGGGGATATGGCTTTTACTTACGATAGAAAAGAAAATAAGTATATAACGCCAATTACTGATGTATCAAGCAGGCTGAACGGAACAACAGATGTAAAAACAAAAGCCGAAAATCCAATAAGAGGGAGCAGCAAGTTTTTATCATCTGCTGATAAAACATTAATAGCCGCTAAAAAAATCATTGAAAACGAAAAAACAGCCAGGGAACAAGCTGTTAAAAAACTTGAAAATGCGCTGGCTAATTCAGAGGGACTTTTTGAAACTCTTGAGGTGCTTGAAGATGAAAGCGTTATTACTTATTTGCACGATAAACCATTACTGGAAGAATCAAAAGTTGTGATAAAGCTAACCAGTAATGCTATAGGGGTTTCCAATGATGGCGGTGAAACTTATCCATACGGATTTGTTGTTGACGGAACATTAATAACAAGACTTTTGTATGCAGAAGGGATAAATGCGGACTACATAGATTCCGGTGCTTTAACTGTAAGGGATTCTGATGGAAATATTATATTCCAGGCAGATATGAATACAAAAAAAGTATATCTCGATGGATCCGTGCAGATAGGCGGTGGAAAAACTATCAATGATATCGAGCAAACAGCTGAAAATGCAATGAAAGCAGCTGCACTTGCTAAGAACATGACATTACAATTAAGCAATGAATATCAGGGAATATCTGTTGATTCTGACGGGAATTATGGGACATTTCCAAACGGTGTGACTACACAGGCAGTTGTGATGTACGGAACACAGGATATTACAACTGATTGTAGTTATGCGATATCAAAATCTGATGGAGTGGATGGAACATGGGATATCTCAACAAAAACATATACTGTAACTGGATTAAATACAGATAATGGATGGATAGATATAAAAGCCACTTATTTAGAAACCTTATCCGTTAGCAAAAGATTTTCTATATCAAAGCAATATGCCGGGGAAAAAGGTGACCAGGGCGTACCTGGTAGAACGTATTTTATTGAAATGTCATCGGGTATTTTAAAACGTGGACAGGATAATAAAGTATCACCAAACAGTATAACTGCAAAAGCATATTACAGAGATGGGGATAAGGCAGAAAGAAAAGAGTATAAAGGTAGATGGAAAGTTCAAACATCAACTGACGGATCTACTTATAGTGATGTTTTAGCAAGTATTGTGGATGAATCAGAAAAATCTTATACAGTTGGATCATTGGACAGAAGTGTTATATATATAAGATTTATGTTGTATGAAGCTGGAGGAAACAGCAATCAGCTCGATATACAAACTATTCCAATATTGATTGATGTTGATGCGCTTACACATGAGGAAATTTTAAATCTTTTAACAAATGATGGTGCGATTAAAGGAATTTATAAAGAGGGAAATCAATTATACATATCCTTTACTTATGCAAAAGGCGGAACGTTGAAGCTTGGCGGTCCGAACAATGGATATGGAACATTTGAAGTATATGATGCGGACGGAAATGTTATTTGTAAAATAAATAACACAGATGGTTTTAAAAATATAAAAGGAAGCGAATGGGCGCAAATAAAGGAATCTATATTCAGCGCAGGATATGGAAGTCTTACAGACGGAGTACTCGATTTATCAGCTCAATATGATGATGGCAGACATGTGGTATTATCTGCTATATCAGGAGATTTGATCTTTAAAATAAGTCGATATTTTAGAATAGAGGGGTTAAAAGCAGTCACAAGTGGAAGTTCAATGCTGTATAATTCTTCAAGTTATTATGCAGGATATTCCTCCGCTTCCTCTAAACGTTACAAAGTGCTTGGCAAAACTGTAAGAGAAGACGAATTGGAAGACCTCTACAGAATCAAAGTAATCTGGGCGAAGTACAAAGACGGATATCTTATGGAGCAAGACGAACGGTGCGGTAAAGAAATGCCGATGTTTATTGCGGAGGATATTGACCGCAGATTTCCAATCGCTGTTGACCATGATAAAAAGGGACGTGCTGAAAACTGGAACTATCGTATTATGATTCCATGCATGTTCGCAATGCTAAAAAATGAGCATGAGAAAGTTAAAAATCTACAATCCGAGTTAGAATCAATCAAAACAGAACTGACGGAATTAAAAGAGGTTATTAATCAATACATAGTAAAAAAGAAGGTATAAAAAATGCTTGACAACAAACCTATCACGCGAGAAGAAATGTATCTCGCAAAGCTAACTGGAGATTATACAGGGAAGGTACCAGAGCCAATAACCAGAAAAGAAAGATACCTGTATAAACTGTGTACTGATGGGATTGGAGCTAGTAAGGAAAGTATCGCAGAAGCAGTCCAGACGTATCTGACTGGTAAGGGCGTTGGACTTAACATGGATGCAGATGGTTATGTGAGTTTGAAAACGACGGAGGTAAACAATAATGGCTGATACATTTAAAGGGATAATCACAGCGGATGGAAAGAAACGGCAGCTGCCTTACGGTGCGGTGTTGGACAGGCCAGTTTCTGACGCAACGTTGTCTAAAGAGGGCGGGTTTGCGGATTCTAAAGCGGTAGGGGATAAATTCGCGAAAGTAGACAGTGAGACTGCTTCGCTAAAGGAAGATTTAGTTAAATTCAATCCGTTATTGTCTTATGTCGATATTGGTGCAAAAGTTTTGAGTGGAGTGAAAAATAGATTCGACATCGAAAATATTGCAGATACCGGATTTCATGTTTCTATCAATGTAAAATCTGGTGAAAAATATCTAATAAATGGTAGTGGCTTTAATGATAATTATCCATTATATGTAATATGTTCGGATAATGCTGTTATCGGATATTCTGATGATACGACATATTCATATAAAAGTGGAGTTGAAATAAAAATCCCCAACGGTGCTACAAAATTTTATGTTAATGGTAAAAATGAGTATCATCCACTAATAAAAAAACTTGTTTACGATAATCATAAAGAAACGATTGAAGAAAAAAACTATGATATTCCTCTTAATGTGGAACACTTATTATATCATAGCGAATTTGAGAATTTAACGAATGACAGTGGATATAGTGCTTTGATTTCAGTGACCGAAGATGATAAATATCTTTTAACAGGAAGTGGAACAGGACAATATCCATCATATATTTTTTATGATAAAAATATGTCTATTGTTTCATTTGGTGAATCGTCAGTCATTGTAGATAAACTTGTAATAATCCCAAGCAATGTTGCTTATTTAAGAATCCAAAATAATTTAGGAACCCTATTAAAAGCTATTAAATATATAGAAAAAAATATTATATTTATTGGTGATTCTTATACGCAAGGAAATAGTTTGGGGGATGACCAAGATAAAAGGTTTTCTACAATTCTCTCCGAAATGTTTAAAATGAAAGAAATCAATGTCGGCGCAGGTGGATGTGGATATTTTAAGACTGAAAATTACCCTACTTATTTCTATCAACAGTTGATGAATGCTATAAATACCATGTCTGCCAAAGATTGGGCAAATACAGAGTATATTCTTGTTTGCGGTGGACGAAATGACCCGAACAACTATCCGAATGCTACGCAAGCGGAATATGATAAAGCTACATCTGATATTTGTGACATGGCATCAAAATATTTTCCGTGTGCGAAATTGGTATTTGTCCCGTATCTGTTTGATTCTAATTATATGCCAAACAATTATTACAAGCATTATTTAAAATTGGTCAATGCACTAAGAAAGAACAAATGCGCCGTTATCAACTACGCTTACACATGGCTTACAGGCAGATTTGCTGACATATTGGAAGATAAAGTACACCCGAATGTAAATGGGCACAATATTATTGCTCATAATTTATATAATATTTTAATTGGCGGTAATATTATCAATAGCCAGAGCGTTAGACTTATGGGAATGAGTGAGTATACACCAGGATGGACATACATTGACTGTATGTTATTAGGTACAGATACATTAAATATTTTTGGAAATTTCACAATTTCAGAAAATGCTCCAGCTCAGACAATTATCTTAGAACATACATTTGAGGAAAATGATATTTATACGGCGTATACTGGAAGAACTAGCTTTTCTTTATTGATAAGCAATTTATCAACCGGAATCAGTTATTCTGTGTTTCTAAAATACGAAAACGGAAAAATTCGTTTATATGCTAATACTACAATACCAAAAGGAAATTATTTTATATCATATACTATGCCATTTGGTAGATTGTAAGTTAACTAAAGAGGGCTTTAGTTAACCAAACGGGGTAGTAAAATTGCTTATAATTAAAAAATCCTTGCCAGCACAAGAACTGGCAAGGGTAAAAATTATTTGTGTTTCTTCCAAAAATCGGATACCGATGGAGGTACATAAGTATCATCTTCAGGCATTACAATTTCCGTCCGAATTTTGGAGTTATTAGGTAGAACAGGATCACCACCGTCACTAATCTCATCCGCTATTTTAAGCATTTTGATAGCTTTTTCAGAGTACGGATATTCAACACCGCAGTTCGGGCAGGTGATTTTGCTTACAGCAATTTTTTCACTGATGTAATAACAGCATCCACAAGTGCAATGGACTTTTAATTTTAGAAACATTTTGCGACACCTCCTTAATAGGTTGATTATAGCATATTTTTAAAACATGTACCACGACTTTTAGTGAAGCATTGCGCTCCTTAATTTTGAGGGGCGAACCAAATATGAAAGGAATTATATAATGAGCAAATTACAAGAATTTTTAAACCTTGGTGATTATTATGCATCTAATGGCGGGTACCTTGAAAAGAAAAGTAATGCCTATCTGGATGATTTTAAAAAGAATGCCGGATACAACAATTACACAAAATTTGCAAAAGATGTAAATAGTTGGGGACAGCCAGGATGCCAGGGGCAGCCGTGGTGCGCGGAGTACCAGTTTTGGAAACTGGTGAATGTTTTGGGAATTACAAAAGCCTTGCAGATTATGGGCGGCGGATTTTATAACTGTGTGTCTATCACTAATCATGCTAAAGCAAACGGAACTTGGCGCAGCACGCCAAAAGTCGGCGCACTTGTAATCTTCCGCAATGGCTCCCATGTTGGAAGTGTGAAGAGTTTTGACAGCTCGAGAATCTATACAAACGAAGGAAATACTTCTAGTGTAGCTGGCGTGGTGGCAAATGGCGGAGCGGTTCGCAATAAGTCCTATTCCATCAACGATCCAGCAATTGATGGATATGTTTGGATTGATTGGAAATCCTACGAAGATACAGCAACCTGGAAAAAAACAGGAACCAGAGTAGCAGTCGTGAATGACTTGTACGTCCGTGAGACACCGAATGGATATGTTATGGGTTCAATCAATAAAGGAACCGTTGTTGAAATTGACGGAAAGACAAGCGAAAAGTGGACGCATGTAAAAGTTTCCGGTATCGGTATTGGCTGGATCTGGACTGGATATCTAGCAAAGGAGGGTGGCCCCGCATCCGCTACCATTACAGGAAAACAGGACAAGACACAGGTGCTTTTCAAGGGGAATGTAACCGCCACTGTGCTTAATGTGCGTACCTGGGCTGGAACTGAGTACCCGAACATCAAAAAATACCCAAAGCTCAACCAGGGGAATGAAGTAGAGGTAATGAATTTTACCCAGAAAGATAAAAACGGTAGTAAGTGGTATTACATTCGCATTGCTGGAAAATATTATGGATTTGTGTCTGCAAAATATGTTAAGAAGCAGTAA